ACAATAACAGAGATGCCTGCATCACGCACGTCCTGTAGCGAACCCAGCTGCTCAGCTAGACAGCGCATAATGGCAACTCCCTGAATTACTGAATTACCAACCGTAGTGTCCATAGAGCCCGATGTGACGGTTGCGAGCACGCCATAGGTGTTGCCTTTGCGCGTTGATCCATGCGTGAACATGGACTCGGCGAAACTGTCAATGACCTGCCGACTACACCCTGCCAAGGTGTATATGCGATTACGAAGATCAAAGATTCTGCGATGTTGGCTGCTGTCGTATTTCTCAAAATCGCCCTCGTAAATATCGTGGCCGGATACATACAAACGGTCAAATAGTCGGCCGATCTGTTCTGGAGTGCATCCACCGACGTAATAGAGTGGGCCGGCCGTGTTGTGACCGTTGGTGGTTGAGAGGAGATTGCCCAGACCAAGACATGTTGGCCCCTTAAAAGCGTTGTCCCAAATGGTACCCGACTGGATGGCACGTGGCGTCCCAATCTTGCGATTAAGCTCCATCTTGACGAAACAACCTCTGCGCTTGCGAGTCCAGTCGTCAACCGGAATTCTACCAGATTTAATTTGGGCCCAGGCTTTGGCGTACGCCATTTTGAGGTTCAGCGTGTAACTGCGCGAATTGAGCCAGGACTGGAAGTCAGGTATTTTGATGCCATTCGTCCAACCAGGCATGAGGTCCTCGATGAACCGGTTGTCGACCGAACCCATAAGTGCGTTCCACGTGGAATCGGAAAAGGCGTCAGAATGGTAGGGCTGTTTCTTGACAATGCGCTTGTAGATACTGGCTGCTTCGGCCAATCCAGACTGCCCAAACGTGGTAGGAATGCGGAACCGGTTGCCGATTCCGAGTAGTTTAACGTTTTTGCGGTCAGGATCTGCGGTGCCGAGATTGCGGATATGAACATAAGCTGTTGGGTCAATCTCCTCAGACTCGATGTGGTAAGTGTCGTAGTCGGGATCTACGCTGGCAAAAGACAGGTTTGCGCCGTTAACGACTGCTCCAGGAACGGCATTGTTGAGTTGCGTCAGAGGTTTCCTAATTTGTTCAAATGCTGCATTGGCGGCTGACGCGATGCTGGGAGCAGCGTAAACGGCGGCAACGCTGGCAGGCCACACGATGGGTAGGTAGCTGACGGCTGAGGCTGCGTAGGGCACAAGCGGTGCGCAA